ACCCAATGTAATTGAAGGCCTGTTGGACTTGATCGTTGTATCGATTCAAGATTTTAGATGCGGCCCAGCCACCGCCTGTGATAGCCGATATGACGGCCGTCAAGCCGATGGCTAAGTATTCGGGTCCCACCGCAAACAATGCTTTTTTCTAATTCTAAAGTTTAGTAATCAAGTTGCAGCTGCCCTTTGCGCATTAATCCTGTCAACAAATATACTAGGGCATCGACGCAATCATCATGACTGCTGACGCCAAAGTTAGTCAACTCTTCAAACATAGCCGTAAAGTTGCGGAAACGATTGAAGATGATTTTGCGGTCTTCGAACATGCCCATGCAACCACGGAATCGAGCCAATTTGTCGGCACGGAATCCTTTGACGGCATGCCAATTCAGGTTGTACAAGCTTTCATTGGTGAGGCATACACGTTTGAAGTCAGCTTCCAGTGATGCCTGGTACGCAACCGCTTCACTCCAGATATCACACGTGGAATAAGTCGGAAAGTAATGACCGCCTTCATCTTTACCAAGGATCGACCAATCGTTGAGCAACTCCTTAAGGGCATCCAGTTTTTCTAGGTTACCCATGACGCGTAGACGCCTGTAATCAATGATGTGAATCTGATCACCAATACGTCCACCAAGAACCATAACGGTGTAATCATTCTTTTCTTTTGTCCCGACTGAAAGGTCAACCCCAATGCCAAGGGCATCAAACTCCGTTGCAATTTCCGCCTTGACAATCAGCTCTGGTGCCAACGACAACTCGTTTTGTCTGATGACTTGATTCATGTACTGGAACGAAAAAGCAATTGGCGCTTGTCGTTTCTTTTCCTTCAAGTAATCCAACGACCACATCGATGGCCAGTACGACATTTCATCCCCAGTTTTGGGATCATTGATAATGGCGGAAAGCACAATTTGCAACCAATTATTCTGCGGATTGAATGTTGTGGCATGAATGTCATCGTGTCTGAAGCGCGTACCAAGGCAGATTGCCCGTCCGCCTTCAAACATGGTTGGTGCAATCACAGCATTCCAGTTGTCCTGCATCTGTTTCCTGATGTCAGGGTTGGAGATGTCTGCAGCAGATTTAATGGCGTCATCGATGATGACCAGATGTGAACGCTTGGAGGTCACCGAGCCCTTGAGGCCCGCAGCACAGAGTGTGAATTGTTCCTCACCCGTGGTATCGATGCCTGCAAACTTGTGGTCAATGGACCAGTACTCATTACTGGTGACGTTTTTTAGAAGACGTACGGTCGGGAAAACCTCTTGATATCGCTTGCTTTCGATGATGCGTTTAATGGTTGCTGACTTGGAACGTGCAATATCGACTGTGTACGACAAGTACAAGATCTGCAGCGGTAACTTGGCTGCTGTATGAACACCAATGGCCCAGGCAGTAAACAGACCCAAGACTGTTGATTTGGCAGAGCCCCGTGGTGCCAGGAGATCAACATTGGGTCCAGCAATTTTTCGCAGGCAGCTACTGTCTTCGTTGGTAACAAAGTGACGATGCCATTCTTTGTGATGGTCAGCCGGAGGTTTATCTGCTACATACTCACAAAAAAACCCAAAATCTTCCCGTGCTCTCTCCAGGGATTCAAGGTTTCGGGGGACACGTATTTGTTGCCTGCGAGCAGCCGCTTGTGCGTTACGGCGGTATGCAAGATGTTGGTACGCAGGCACGGTAAGTATTGTTCAGTGTATTACTGAATACTACCTCATTCGCTGTCCTTGCTGTCTTTCTTTTGCTCTTTGTACTTGCGAGCTTTGTCCAAGGCTGCCTTCCTCTTTTCCTTGTCCGACATTTCGCTGCCGTCCTCCCTCTTGGCCTCCTTCTTTTTGAAGTGCTCCAGAAGTTGGGGCGGCATTTTGTTCTTGGCCATTTGTTGCTGCTTGATTTAATAAAGCTTGGAACTGCATGGGATCTGCTGGTGCTTCATTAGAGGGCGCCATTTGTTGACGTCCCATCCTTTCGCGTTGAATCTGCCTAACAAAATTAGGCATGTTTTGCGCGACACCTGCAGCGTTTACGTTGGCACCCATTGCAATTACTTTATTTTAACTTCAAGTGTTATTCGTCTAATTGCATTTTAGCCCACACACTCATTGAAGCTTCTTCCAGGGGGACTTCAATCGGGTCATCTTTAAAAATAGCCATTAACTCACGTATGGCACGATCCGCACCAGCCATTAACAAACCTTTACGGTCCCGATTGGCTGTAAAAATCTCAACCTGTGCAATTGTTCCGCGTAATTCTTTTTGCATTCCTGCAATACGCGCAACGCCTGCATCACGCTTAACCAACCCCTCATCAACATCTGCACGTAATTTACGAATATCTTCCTGCATCTCTTCAATTTCGTACAGAAGCTTTTTCCTGTGATCAGGCTTCTGGTAATTGTTTTTAATCCAGGCTTCACACGAAGTGATGCTCCCTTGGTACCCAAGGAAACGAGCGTAGAGGTAGCACTCAATCGTCGAAAACGTATCTGATGCAAAAGCTGTAAAAGCTTCTTGATCAGCAGATGTTAAGTTGTCAACCCACTGGTCGAACAACTCAATATTGATACGCTCGTTGGGCTTGCTTGTAGTCTCTTTCTTCGTCGGACTGAGCAAAGCGCTGCGCTTGTTCTGCTGTTGCACGTTGTTCTGTTGCGCCCTTGCCGATTGTTTCACGTTCTTGAGCACCCTGCTCCTTCATTTTTTCTTTAGTGGAGCCAACGGAGACATCCTGGAAAATTTTAACAGCACTGGCTGCTTTCCGGGCTTTGTCCTCATCAAATAAAAACGAATAAGGATCGCCGTCTGTATCGGCAACATCCAAAAAACTACTGGTCATTGTCCTGTTCCATCATTTCGTTTTTATTCTCAGAAGTCTCTGCTTCTTTGGACGCCTTGTTTTTTGCGTATTGATAAGCAACCTCTGCCGCCCTTTCGTACAGGCGAAGATCCTGACCTTCGCCTGATTTGTTTTTTTGGTCGGCAACAGAGGACTGCATCAGAAGTTGCTCATCATGGAAGCCAGGCCTTGGCTCATGATGTCACGACGACCTTCTACGCTCTTCTGGCGCTGTTGACGCATCTTGGAGCCTTCAAGGCGGCCCAGGAGATCTTGGAATTCGCCGATATCAAACGACTTGGTACCAAACTCGCCTTCAGCTGCTTGTTTTTTAAGCTGTGCAGCAGTGTCTGCATCAATCTGGCCAGAGCTAGCCGCAGCGTTAATGGCGTTGATACGCTCTTGATAAGTTTGTTGGGCCATGGTCAATTAATAAACACTAAGGTTATTTTAGTACATTCTTTTTAAAAATTGAATGCACCAACAAGGGCAGCATTTAAACCTGCTCTCTCGCTTATTCTTGCGATATCTTTTTGTCCTCTCTGGCGCGTCGACTCTTGCTCGACACCAAATTGTCCGCGAATTGTTTCAATATCTTTGCCGGCTGATTTGCGAATCTCTTCGACGCCTTCCATTCCAGCGTTGACAATTTGTTGTAAATTAACAGCGTTTGCACCGCGAATTGTTTCAACGTTTTCTGCTGCTTCTTGAGATCTATCGGCAACATATTGCTGAGCCATTCTGCTTTCAGTAGCCGCAAAATCACTGGCTTGGCGACCAATGTCAGCTATTTTTGTTGTAGTAAGTCCTTGTATTTTTAACTTTTCTTGATCAATATTTCCTTGAAGTGTTAATAAACCAGATTGAAATACAAAATCAGATGCTTGTTCACGAGTAAGACCGGGAGATTGATCCAGTCCTCCTCCCGGCGTAATGTTATACGTAAACTCGGGAGGAGTTACAGAAACTTCCGGTGCTGGTGCGATTGAAGCTGCTTTGGATTGCTTTGCTGCTTGACGTGCTCCTTCGTTAATACTGATACCAGCCTCTTTTGCCCGACGTAAAATAGAGTCAGCGGTATAACCACTTTCAAGCATGTCCTTGAAATCATTTGCACCAAGGGTTTTCCCTGGGCTATATGTTTTTCCCGCAAGTTTTAGTTTAGACATTGCTCTATGTATTGGCTACGTTAATACTTTTATTTTAGCCAAAAGAAGTATTGAGGAGCTGCGCAAAGGCTTGAGAATCCTGCTGAAGCTTTGGCATCTCTGGTTTGAAGCGATATTGCCTATCTAAATATTCATCACTGGTTGTAAGCATTTTGCCAAACATTGCAGTAACGGCGGCAGGATCTTTAACGCCAAGCCCTCTGAATGTCGAAACATAGTTTTGAAGTTCAGGATCACTTAGTGTGCGCCCAAGAGTTTGTTGGGCTGATGTCTGGAAGAAAGGCGTATAGCGTGCGTACTGCTCGGGAGATGGCGCTCCAATGGATGCACGTTTGAGTTGAGACGTAGCCTTGGAGACTCCTTCTACCTCCCCGAGGCCGCGTGCACGTGACTCATAAGCGGAGGCAGCTTGGCTTGGGGATAGAGAACCATATTGTACGTCTTCCAGGAGTGATTGAAAATAGTCAGGCAATTCTTTTCTGCCTGCTTTTTCTGCTTTTTGAATATCTTTAATGGACTTTCGTCCAATTTGAATTGGGCTGCCAGACACGCCGCCAATATCACCGCCCTGCAAATAATTAAGCAGTGAATCAAATTTAGAAGATAGTTGCGAAAAATCTTCAGAAGTAGCGCTTTTGCTACCGCTGGCTTCTCTAAAAGGATAACTGCCTGCCATTGCTTGCCGCTCTTATATGTTGATCCTAAATCAGGTGTACCTGGACATCGGCGTAAAACCAGTGCGCCGGAAGGGCTCTGTCTCTGCTTGACGCGCTGCAAGATTACGCGCCATAGTCACAATTCCACGCTGGTATGAACCAGGTCCTGCATCCATGGCAGAAGAAAACTGTTGATTTGCAAACTCTTCTGCGCGTTCCCTGGGACCACCAAAAGCTAATTCTTGTTTTTGACTAAGATCTTCTAAACCAAACCCACCAAGAAGATTTTCGCGGTTTGCTTGGACAACCATTTTGGCTTGTTCCGCAGCAGCCTCTTTTGCTTGAGTTGCAGCACTTTTAGCGCCTTTGCCAGACGCTGCGCCGCCTACTGCTGAACCTAGTGAAGAAACACCAGTAGCAATTAAGGTAGCTGTTCCGGGATCAATCATGCCACTGCCTCCTAAAGGTGCCCCAGAGAAACCGCCTGATGAAACGGGATCACTGATATTTAAATAACTCGTATTTGGCAACGAGCTTGGCGACGAGCCAAAGCTAAATGCGCTTGCCATTATTCTACACCTCTTTTATCGAAGCCATTTACGGCCAGCAAATGGATTATTGCTGTAGGCCTGAGCTAATAGGGGAGCGGTATTGCTTCTAATTTGAAGCTCAGCTTGGATGCCTGGTTGCTGAGCCGCAACAATATTTTTAAAAACCTCGCCTACCATTGCACCAGTTTTAAAGGGCAGGTTCATTCGATAAGCTTCTTGCGCTTCCCGCTTCCGCATTTCTTGAATGCGATTGAAAAGATTCTCTTCTCTTTCGTAAGACTGTTGATTCGCAAACTGCTGAATTTGGCCTAGTGCGCCAAACATACGGACATTTGGATCTTCAGATCCAAGGAGATTTCCATATACGTTAGAGGTACCAAAACCACCTGTATAGCCAGGCGTCATGGTTTGGTTGAGGGTGTTCTGGAAAGGATTGATTCCTGCTCCAGTAGAACCTGGTGGATTTTGACCTGCTACTTGACTTGCCATGATTAACCGATAGAAACACTAGGAGCCGCAAGAGCGGTTACATAAGGATTGGTAGCAATAGCCTGGCGCATCAAGGCACCGCGTTCACGCTGGGCATCTAACATCAAGTTGCCGGCAGTGCCAAGAACCATCTGCTGCATGTAAGCATTGTTCTGGGTATTGATCAATGCTTGGCTGCGTGCAAGATCAGCGTTTTGCTCAGCTTGCATAAGAGGGAAGTCGCGTTGACGATTCAGGTAATCTTGATCGCTAATCTGTTTGTTCAGATCAATAAGAGCACTGGTGCGAGTGCCAAGAGCATTGCGATATTGCGTTTCACCCAGCTCGCCGAGCTGTTGCATGTACTTAAGCTGTTGAGCAGAAGCGTTTAAAGGAAGATCGCCAAAAGGTGTAGGAATACTAACTGCCTGCGGTGTTTTTTCCAGGGCAGATTTTGTAGCGCCAGCAACACCACCGCCAATTAAAGATCCAACAAAAGAACCGCCTGCAACACCTAAGGGTCCTAGGGGTGCGCCAAGAAGGCCACCAACTAGAGCGCCGCCAGAGCTACCTGCTGCCCCCAAAACATCACCTTGCATTAAAGCTGGCACACCAGCAAGAACAGCACTACCGCCTGCAAGAGCGCCAGTAGGAATGCGACCAGCAATACCACCTAATGCACGTAAACCCGCACCTGCACCTTTTACTGCTTTTCCGCCTTTGGCAGCAGCAGAGGCAGTTGCTGCAGAAGTTTTTTCACCTGCACCACTCAGTAAATTCTCAACTTGTTGAGCAGCCTCTGGACCAAGAGCGCGGATTAAATTGGGATCGGCACCAGCTTGGCGTGCAGCACGTAATTTACTGTAGCCAGGTGCAGAGCCAATACCTTTTCGCGCAAATACTTCTTGTACGGCAGCATCGGCCATAGCGGCAGCGGCAGTCGAGGGATCGGGCCGAAGAGGATCTCGAAGAGGTGTAGCCGCGCTCAATGGATCCCTCGGTACAAAACCTTGCTGACCGTATTGATAATCAAAGGCTCCTAACATGCTTATTGGGCCAATCTTTTTTTAAATTCTACCAGTACTCAATGCATCATATTCTGCAGTGGTTGGTAGTGTAGAACGTCCCGCAGAAGCGATTGCTTCATTAGTCATATTACCTGCGGCAACACCGGCAAGAGACCCCGTAAGTGCGCCAATAGCACCACGAACTGCACGTTGTTTTGGATTGCCTTTACTTGCGGTGGCTGCGGCAAGATTTGCGCCAGCTGCACCAGCGACAAAACCTGTTGTCATCGGAATTGACACAGGGAATCCAAGGACACGAGCTTCGGGATAGCCTTGTAAATTCTCTCCTGTACCTTTGATAATACCAAGACCAAGAAGACCTTTGTCCTGGTACAAGAAGTTCATGTAGTTTGCGTAACGCTGTGGTGTTAATGAAGGAATATCTTGCTTTGCTGTTTCATACTTCAAAGGATCTCCCGTACGTTGCAGGAAGAAACGCTCAAATATTTCTTGCCCGGGCTGAGCCGTTTGCCTGCGATCATCTGCGCCAACAGGTGAGTAACGCTGAGCAAACCCCTTGGGACGACCGTATTCTTCTGGATTGGTAATGTCGTATGTACCAGCAGCAGCAACGGCCGGCATAGCAACACCCAATGCCGCAACCGCACGTCCGGTTGGAGTATCAATCTGTTGAACACCAAGTTCAGTCACACGTTGGGCAATGGCAAGAGGATGGTTCCAGCGCCACCAATATGTACGTGTGCCATCGTTTGCAACATCAATCAACATACGCGATGCATAAGCACCTAAGAATTGACTTGGTGTCTCACGCGCAGAGATGCCTTTAGATGCAATAGCTGCTTTGAAGCGAGGATCAAGCACACTTTCGCCATAGCCAAGACCCTGCCGGGCCATGCGAATTTGAGCAATATCGCCTTTTTTAAAGCCACGTTTGACTTCTTTGGCTTGCTGTCCCAGGAACTCCAGTGGATTCATTAGAACAGCTCCATGCCGGTTTGCTGAAGTAATGCCTGTACACGAGCGGGCATCGGCATGTTGAGATCAGTTGTATTGAGATCTGGTCGGATATATTGATTCAAAAACTCAAGCCCTGCCATTTGAAATTGAGTGCCAGGGGATACCGCTTGAGGCGCTTGCAAATTATTAACGGCTTGCCGTTGCATCATCTCGTGCATGATCGTTTGATCTTGCGACATGACCGTTGGTTCAGGCGCCATTAAGCCAACGCCAAGACCAGCGGACAACAGAGAACCTCCAATATTTGCGCCCGTTTCCAGCTTGGAGTATTCAAGGGCCGGAACAAGGTTGCCGGATTCATCACGAACAAAATTCTTTGCTGTTGCAGCAGATGGTCTGACAGGAGGACGTAGTTTCCTGGCACCTTTGACCAAGGGGTAGGTCACAGCAAAATCGATGGCTGCAGATCCAAGGCCAGCGATAGGACCGCCACCGAGCAAACCGAGAACACCGGCTAGGGCACTACCCATGCCAACATTACCTGCAACGCTAGTTGCATCGGCTGGAATCTTACTGCGCCCCGCTAACTTCACTTTCTTATTTCTTTTTTACTAGTTTAACCGACCTTTTCATTATTCTTTTTAAACGTTTCTTTTTTATCGTTGTTGCTAGTAGAAGAGAGTGGTGCACCAGTACTTCCTTTTTTGGAGAGTAGCTCAGCGACAGATGCTTTGCCTTCAATTTCAGAATTGACACGACTTTCCGCCGCTGCCATCAAGAACCCACGAGGATCAGGGTTAGCCGCTCGCGGCATCGGATTCTTGATCTTTTTATCTGGTGGTATGGTAGGACTCAAGCGATAGGAATCTGGCCAAAGTGGGTTGTAACCAGGTTGCTCCTCTGGCCTTTGTGGCGTTAATGCCCTGCCATTAGAAAAATCATACTGCTCAACACGATTAAAGTTGGGAAGACCCGCAAAAACTTCATACTGCTCTGCGTTATCACCTACGAAATTAAGGCGTGGGTTAAGCGATAACTTACGCGTCATCATCTTACGCAGTAAGTCAGCCTGCGTAAAGCGCGATGGGTTCCAGGGATACTGCCCAGTGCTTGATGGGCTTAGAAAAAGTTCGTCAAAATTAAGAACTTTTTTCTTTACAAACGCATCATCTCTGATGTAACGATCTAAGGCAAGGCGATGATCTTTGGCCATTTATTTTGTAGACTCTTTTTTCTTCTTGTGTAATCCTACCAAAGTTTGACGAAGCCGTGCTTGTTTTACGGTTTTTTCATCGTACTCATCTGGATTAGAGAGTACGTTTTCTTGTAGCTGAGCAGTGGTAATGCCTTTACGTTTTGCTTTAGCAGTAAAGGCACCCTCCTTCATTTCCATGCCTTGAATCCACTTTTTGTCTTTCTTTTTCTTTTCAGACATAACTACACATTGAAGCCGCGCTGACGTAAAACCACCTGTGGGTCACGCCCCTCAATTATAGCTTGACGCACAATTTGACTTGCATCAATACTGCGCCGTGCAGCAGAAGTCGGACGACGTTCGGTCATTGCCGTTAAAGTTGGAGGCATAGGTACGTCGCCTTCCGGAGAAGCAACAGCTTGTTCTAGACCTTCACGTACTAACTCGTTCATTGTCATTTGAGTGGGTCGGGTTGATTCTCCGGTGCGACGAGACGTCTGTTCTACACCATAAATTCCACGTGTACTCCCAGTTTGTCCTTCGGGGTCGTATTCGGCAACTAAACGACCACCACCGGTTTTAGGCTCAAGATCAACAGAACGTCGGCCACCACGTAACTCAAGAGTCTGAGGAATGATATTGCCTTGAGGATCGTATTCATAAAAAGGACGTACACCTTCTTGAAAATCACCTAATTTATAAGTAGATCCCAGAGATTCTAATGAGTCCATGTAGCGCCGTAAAAAATTTCTTTCTTCAAGTACATCACCCAAATCAACGTTAAGAGACGCAGGATCCGGTAAGTTTTGCTGCTCATATTTAACCCGGCCAAACATTTTGGTGTACGCACCGCCACCTTCCGGATCACGATCCATGGCTACACGAAGCATTAACTCTTGCTCACCAAGCTCTTGTGCTTTAGCCGCTAACTGTTGTTGCTGCAGACCAATGGAAGAAATTTCATTGGTAAGTTCAATGTCACGCTCCAGTAGATCTCCCGTGTTCTCCGGATAACCGGTTTTTTTGTAAAATTGTCCGGTTGGAAATTCTTCTGTATTAATGCCCATCTGTACTGTAGGTTTTACAGTGATTGGAGTAGAGGGTGCTGTAGAAAAACGAGAAAGAACGTTAGGATCACCAGTGGTTGCATAAAGCTCTGCTGCCTCAAGAAGTTCAGGATTCTCGCTTAGGATTCTTTCGGTACGTGTTGGGCCAAATCGACCAGAAAGTTCTTGACGTTTTTGCGCTAGGAACGACTGTGCTTGCTGTTGGCGGCCTTGGGTTGCAGCAGGCAGTAACCGAAGAGGCTCTGGCCCATATTGTTGACCTTCTTGCGTCAAAGTAGGAAGTGTTGCTCCACCCCAAACATCAGTTTGATCAACAGGTACACCATCAGGTGTCATCGAAGCGGCTACTTTTACATTGCCTGTTTGACGTGCAATTTGATTAACTTGAGAAGCATCAAGATCTTCGTTGCGTAGTACGCCACGCATAACACGACCTGTCATCTGATCTTCACCAGACTCCAGGGCTCCAATCGCTTGGCTGACAACAGGAGCTTCTGCTTGAATTTCTTTGACTAGGCTCCAGAGGTCTTCGCGTTTTTGTGCTTGAACACGTGCTTGTTGACGCGCCATTTCACTGCGAAGCTCAGCCTCTTCTTCCGCAGTTTGCCGTTGAACAAGTTGTTTGAGTTCAGGATCTTCCAGGATTTTGTTTACTGCCGCAAGATCAGTCTGAACAATGCCGGTTGGACGCTCTTGCCTTGCTTGACGAATGACTTGTTCTAAAGATTCTTGACGACCTAATGCATTAACGTTTTGAAGCGCTTCTTGTGTAAATGCAGGTTTTTTAGATGCTGCAACTTTGGGTGCACCAAAGCCAAGGCGGCGAGCAAGTGCCACACCACCAACTAAAGCGCCAACTCCTAACGCTGCAGCACCAAGGGCAGCAAGTGGATTTGACTCCTGTTGCGGGGCACGTAACTGATTACGGCGGAATTCCAGGACTTCTGGAGTTAAAGCCGCTCTTTCTTCTGGGTTTTCTGGTACCGGCACCCCGGTTGCGCGGCTATAAGCGTAAAAATCGGACGGCGCGAGTACCATGGGTAAATATTTTGTCTATTGACCTTGTTATTTGTATTTTAAAGGTAGAAATTTGGAAAAATAGCTACGTTAGACTATTATCAAGAAAAGTTTTAAGCCCCATTTAGGGTTTTATAGAATTTTTGGAACATGGACGTAAAAGATAGAGCGCAAAGGGTTGTTGCACTCGAAGCAATTAAAGCAAAAGCAGAGGAAATGGCGGATCAAGGGGCTGATCCCCTCGAAGTACGTACTTTTATTCAGGGTGCCAGGGGGGAATTAGCCCGACAAAAGCCTGATTGGCAGTCATACGCCAAAGCTTTAAGCGCAGCCGAAACAGCGCAAAGCAAAATGTACGGTTTTTGATAACGTAAAGATAAATTCATGACATAGCCGGGGCAAACACCCCGGCTTTTTTGTGTAAAAACTAGGGTAAAACCTTAAATAAGGCGACACTTTTTAAGTTTTGGTACGTTGCGATACAAAAGAGGGTCCGTATAGGGTCGAAAAAGGATAAAAAATTTCCTGACGCTTCTCCATACCCCTCCGCGTAGCGATTTGCGTATAGAAAAAAAGAAAGGGTGGGGAGGGTAACTTAGGTTAGGTTATGTTATGTGCGAGCAAGAGTTCACTGCGTTCACGAAGAGAGCGCTCACTTCGTTCGCTAAGACATCAAAGCATAAGTTATTGATCATATCCTGGGTTTTTCGGCAAGAATTGTCAGGATTTCATGACATCGCGCGCGCGGAATTTAGGCTACCCGGCAGGCTGCTTCGCCAAGAACAGTTCTCGCACAAGGGATCTCAAGGATAGACAGAAGATAGAGAGCAGTTGAATCAATGATTCACGTCAAGCTGGACGTTAAACGTAGCAGCGTTCAATCTCATTCAACACCATGGACATCCACTGCGTCGTCAACACCAAGCAAGCTGTTTATTACTTCGTTGTCAACAAGGAAGTGGGCTTAGCTCGTATCACCAAGCTGGTTCGTAAGAGCCAGAAGGGTTACGACTGTAGCACCACGATGTCTGTTGATCAGGCACGGAAGTTCATCAAGCAGCTTCAAGCTAAAGGCTGATCCGTCAAAGCGGGTGACCAGGTGCAAACCCTGGTCCAGTTATTGCCCCCTGCAGAGATGGGCACTGCACACACGGAGAACACCCGTGATTGACCTGACTGCTGGTTGGGTACCGCATCCTGCTGTACCTGGTGGTTTCCACCTTATATACATCGATCGCCTCGTTGGCGAGATCTCTATCGTCACTGGACCCAAAGGTTCAGGACTGATGGCAGCCAACGATCCAGGTTTAGAGACCACGTATGAAGCGTGGTTTCCAGGTATGTGTGACCCAACCGGCTACCTAACACTTGCCGAATTGCAAGGCATCATCAAGTTCATGCGTCAGCGTGAGCATGAGCGCCTTGCTTGGCAAGACGAAGACTGAGTCCGTCTAAGCGGCATTGGCAGGTGCAAACCCTGCCTTCAGCATTGCCACAACTCAGTGGCATTAAACCATTCCAACCTATGACTTACTCCGTCATCATCAAGCATCACGACGCATTTTCTCAGGCCTATCTCCAGGGCTGTGAGCAATCGTTTGATACTGAGCAGCAAGCTCAGGATTACATTCAAACATTTGAAGATTGGGAACAAGATCTCCTGGAGATTGACTTCAATCCTTTCTGAGTACCAGGCGTGATGCCGGGGGATCGAATCCCCCACTCAGTATTGCCACAACTTAGTGGCATCCACTTGCGCTACACAATCATGATCAAAGGACAGAACGTCTACGCACTCATCATCATCCAGGCATTTGGCTTCGGCATCTTAGTAGGTCCAGTCGCTGGTTACTTCATTGATAAGGCAACTGCCAAGCAATGCATTACCCACGACTGGCCGAAGGAGGCCAATCAAATCCACCGTGATTGGTGCGTCACTAACGGCTACAAGATCTAACTGACTCTTGCTCTGGGGACTATTGTCCCCTCAACAGGACTCAACATCCTGTATTCCATTGTTAACTCAACATCATGCTGATCTACCAGCCTGAGTTCGACACACTCCATCGCGTCATTTGGAACGGAGGTGAAAGCTCTATGCTTCACTTCCAGAAACTGAAGGACGGAGAATGGAAGTACCTTGACACGATGTCATTCATGTCAGGGATACCTACAGGTACCAAGGAGTTGTACGACGAGATGCGCGAGTACTACAACTACTCCATGACCATGATTCAAGACATCATGTATGCGGTAGCATTCTGACTCCTGCACTTAACCCTTCCGTTGTGGTATGTATGTACTACGACGGTGGGTTTTCTGCAGGACTCAACATCCTGCCATTCAATTCAACTCAGCTCATGACTGCATTACACATCCGCAAGAACCTTGCAGCACTGCTAGTCAATACTGCTGCTGCAGTAGAGAATGCCAAGCTTCCTGCCAAGGAAGACATCGGTACTAAGGTGAATGAGTATCGGCTGCGTGCAGCGGCACTCATGATGCCTAACGATATGGCATTCGTCATCACTCCTAAGCAAAGCAACTGATCATGCGTACCACCTACATCTCTGACGCCTGTGTCGCTCTTATTCTTGGCTCTGGCTTGGGTTTACTGCTATCTGTTGGAGCGCAGAAGCTTCTCAACAGACACTACCAAGCAACGTGCCATGACCGACCAGGACACAATCTGATCTACGTCCAAGGATTCCTTGGCGATACGTACTACTGCATCAACAGTAAGTACGTCAACTGATCTCTGCACTTAACCTTTCCGTCTTGATACGAATTCGTATCGGACGGTAGGTTTTCTGCAGGGCTTAGCTCTGCATACACCACACGACACCACCAGGACTCAACCATGACTCCTAAAGCTGTTGAATATCTCCTGACCCAAGACGCTCGTCTGCTCGCCAGGAGAGATGCCCCTTGCATCGACCAAGAACTTGAGGCGCAGCGTCAAGCTGCTCTCGAGTTGTTCTTCGAGTGGCAAGACGGTATGCGTCAATT